TCGTGGGCGTGGGATCCGCGCCCGCCGAGCAGACGATGTTCACCTTGATCGTGCCCTGCAGCTGCTCGCCGGCCAGCAGGTCATCGGTGAAGCTCCATGCGAGCACCGCGATCCCGCCTGGCGCCATCTGCGGGAACAGCGACGTGAACCGCTGCCGGGCATGGGCGATCACGAACCACGGATCGATCGGATACAGCCCGATCGGCGAGCCGGTGGCCGTCAGGTTGCCGACGGCTGCCGAGCCATCCTGTGCCGCGCCGACGAGCTGGATCTGGGTGGCGAGCGAACCGGTCGCGATCTGCGCCGCGAAGGCTGCGCCGGACAGCTGGATCAGCGTCGTGAGACTGCCAGTGGCACTCGACGTGTCAGAAGCCTGGCCGCCGATCGGCCCAGACGTCAGCAGCGTGCCCGAGGCCTGCGCGCTCGAGAGCGCGGCGCCGAGCAGCGGGATCTGGGTGTTCAGCTGGCCGATCACGGTCACCAGCGACATCGCCGGGCCGGCGAGCGAGATCTGCGTCGAGAGCGCGCCGCTCGCGCTCGAGTTGTCGACCACGTTGCCGGCCAGCTGCGCCGGCAGGCCGAACAGGCTTCCGCTCGCGGTCGTGCTCGAGTTGGCCGCAGCAGCGAGCTGGATCACCGTCGACAGATTGCCCGTCGCGGTCACGACTGACGTCATGGCCTGCACGAGGTTGATCGACGTCGTCAGGGCGCCGGTGGCGATCGTCGTCTCGATCGCGGCGCCCTGCAGCTGCGAGCCGCCGGTCAGTGAGCCGGATGCGAGCGAGCTCGAGATCATCGAGCCGAGCAGGTTGATCTGCGTCGTGAGGGCGCCCGTGGCGGAGCTCACGTCCGTCGCCGCACCACCGAGGTTGACGCCCGTCGTGAGGGCGCCGCTGGCCGAGACGAGGTCCGACGCGGCGCCAGCCAGCTGGATCGCGGTGGTCAGGATGCCGGCGGCGAGCGATACCGTGTTCGCGTAGGACAGCAGGCCCGAGGTGATGACGACCGTGCCGAGCGCCCAGCTCGTGCCGTCGAAGAACTGCACCACGGCCGTGCAGTTATTGTTCGTCGAGACGATCTCGCCATCCGACTGGATCGTGATGTAGGTGCCGTCGTAGTAGACGACGCTGCCAGCGACCGGCACCGAGTCGAGCCAGAAGTTCGGGTCGAGGAGTCCGCCGAGGCCGGTCCAGAGCGGCGCGACCAGGGTCACGCTCGCCCAGTTCGTAAGCGCGGCCGCGGCGTTCGACGTCGAGCTCGCAGCGCCGGCGAGGACACTCGCAGTCGTCAGGACGCCCGAGCCGGTGCTGATGCTGGTCAGCGCCGCGGCAAGATCGCTCGGCAGCTTGCCGGTGGCCGCGCTGACCGAGACGGCGCCGCCGCCCAGCTTGATGCCAGTCGTCAGGACGCCCGTCCCGCTTGAGACGTCGAGCGGCGTGCCCTTGAAGTCGGGATTGAGGAGGCCGGTGGCCGAGCTCGTATCCGCAGGCGTGCCAGCGAGCGCAGCGCCGACGGCGGACGTATCGAACGCCACCGCCATGACGTGATACCAGTCGTAGGACGACCCGGCATCCGGCGTGAACTGAGCCTGAATCGCGACGCCCGCCGTCGTGGCCGCCCACTCCGCGCGCATCTGATTGATCGTGCCGCCGAAGGTGGTGTTCGCGGTCGCGAACGCCGTAAAGCCGGTGCCCGCCGCAGGCTGCGTGCCCGAATTGAGTCCACCGTCTAGCGCGAACGCGAGGACGAAGCCGCTCGCGGTCGGCGTGACCGAGTTGGCCTTCGCGGCGTTGGTCGTCCCGGCGGGCTGCATCGGCTGGCCGGTCGCGCCGCTGACACCGGTCGCGTCCACTGCCATCGAGCCGGGGAGCTCGACGACGATGCCGGACACATATGTGCGGTTAGTCGACGAGTTCCACTGCACCCACGTCGCGCCGCCGGCGTTGGCGCACTTGTAGAGCTGCGACGTCGTGTTGTTGTGAGTGACGTCGTCGATCAGCGTACTGGAGACGGCAGTCCATGTATGGCTGCCGCTGTCCGTGATCGTGACGGTCGAAGCCGTTCCGGTCACGCCGCCGTTTGCCCAGGTGCACCAGAATGCGCCCGCATCGCCAGCGGCGAACGCGGAGAGGCCCTGCGTCGCACTGACCTGCAGCGTCCCCGTCGATCCTTGGATCGTGAGCGAGGCCTGCTGGACGGGCGTCGGCACTAGATCGCCCTCAGATTAGACGGAGGGCTCGGCGTGTACGAATTGGCGTCGTATCCACCCCACGACGAATTGAAGTGGAAGTAGGGGTTGGTCTGGTCCGACAGGTCGGTCAGCACGAACGATGCATAGACCTGGATGTCGGTGCCGGAATTAAAGGAGCCGTAGGTCGTGTCGTGGGTGCTGTTGACCTTCGGCTCCGAGCCCGTGAGCGTGTTCGAGTTCCAGTAGCCCTTCCAGCCTTCGAACTGCTGACCGGGCGGAAGGATGCATGGGCTCGATCCGTTCGCCTTGAACGTGTTGCGCCACACGTTGATGTAGCCGGCCGTGCCGTCGTACGTCTCCCACGGCACGGCGCAGTCGTGAATGTTGTTGGAGTAGTAATAGCCGGACTGCGGGTACCAGGTGGTATCCGTCGAGTTGTTCATGTTCGAGCCGTACCGGCACCCGATGGTGTTCCCGGCCGCGCCCGTGCCATCGAACTCGTTGAAGCCCCACGAGATGCTCGCGCTCTTGTTGCGCGCGCTGAAGATGCGAAGCCCATCGCCGTTCACGCAGCCACCGGTCGCGGTGACCTTGTTCCAGACGACGCGAATCAGGTTGCTGCCGTCGAATCCGAAGCACCGTGTGTCTGCGGCCTGCTGACCGTAGCTGATGGCGTTGTTCGCGATCCATGACTGGTAGCCATCGAGCAGCAGCGTGCCGTCGGACGTGCGCGACGAGCCGCCCTCGGAAGCCTGGGCGAAGTTCACGCCCTGCTGCCGCATATTGTTGCTGGCGTAGTCGGCAGAGACTGCCGCAGAAACCGTGTAGGTGTTCCCGAGCGCGACGGTGCCGATCCACGCTGCGCGGTTGCCGAAGCCGTTGTAGTGGTTGACGCTCGTGAACGTCACATTGTTGCCGACGATGGCGGCGTTCCGGCAGTTGCCGAAGAAGCCGCAGTCGGTCGTCGTATAGGCCGGGCCCGAGTACGCGGTCGTGCTGACGAGCGTGCTCGACATCGCGTCCGTGTTGTTGTAGCAAAGCACGTTCGCCAGATCCGCGAGCCCCGACGGTCCCGGGCCACCGTTCTGCCCTGGGTACCCGGAGAGGAAGAGGTCGTAGTACAGCTGCGTCGAGTACCGCGTCGACGTGTTGTTGTGGATGCGGACCTTCTTGCCCGCCGTGTTCTGGTTGTGCGTGAAGAGGATCGCCGGCGCACCGGTGTTCGCCGAGGAGCTGCCCTTCGTGAAGGTGAGCCCGTAGATCTCGAGGAAGTCCGGCTCGCCCGTGACCTTGATGCCGCTGCCGTTGCCGCTCGTACCGAAGGTGAGCGAGCCGCCGGCGCCGAGGATGCGGACGGAACCCGCCGTCGCGGACACGGTGATGCAATCGCCCGAGCTCAGGCTCAGCGCGCTCGACAGCACATAGTTGCCTGCGCCGGAGATCGTCGTCGGCAGAGAGGTGATCGGCGTGAAGCCAGTCGTGTCGTAGGAAAGGGGGGCAGTCGCGGTGATCGCGTAGTCGCTGCTGTAGGCGCTTTCGACCGTCGTGCCGAGCGAGCCCGGCGCGGCAATCGAGGTGACCGCGCAATGGTACGGTCCCGTCCCTGGCAGGCCGCGCACCTTGACGATGACGGCGCCCTGCATGGCGGTGGTCGAGAGATCAACCGGCGCGATGATGTCCGAGGCGCCAGCGGACGTTCCGACCTTGAGGCGATGCGTCTTCGGAGCGGCATAGACGCTGCCGTCGCCGTTCTGGTACGCGGGATCCCAGCGCAGCACGAACTCGTAGTTGTTCGCGTTGCCTGCGTTGAATGTGAGGACGCCGGACTCGACTGCGAACGAGCCGGTCACGGCGGAGGTGAGCGTGCCGCCGGCGGCGCTCGAGCTCAGCGCCGCACCAACGATGGCACCGAGCGGCGCATTGCCTTGTGGCCACCGGCCATAGAACCGCCCGTCAGCGCTCGCAAGCGGGATCGATACCTGCAAGCGTGACGGGCGGTTAGCCATGGCGGATTCCTGACCTCAGCCCGATCAGTTGATCGTGTAGGTCAGTGCACCGGCCGCGAACGACGGTGCGGCGTCACCGTTGTTCACTGTCTTCGAAGTCGTCAGCGACGCGTAGAACAGCATATTGCCGCCGCTCGATGCGTCGAACACGCAGAAGCTCACGATCGTGCCCCAGTTCGCCGTCGGTGCCGGGAAGGTGATCGCGCCATTGTTCGAGGTCTGGCCGCTAGTGCCGCTCGACACGGTGGTGCTGCCCGCAGACTGCGTGCCCGCCCAGTTGGACAGCGAGGACGTGACCGAAACGCGGGCATAGCTGCCGCCGGATACTTCGGTGCCGCACGCCGACGCGCCGCTGGCCGACGTGGCGAGCGCCACGTAGACCGTCGTCGGAGGGGTGTACGCCTGGCCCCGCAGCAGCCAGTCGACGTACTTGTTCTGCAGGTAGGTCGAGAGTGCGGCGGCCTCGGCCGGCACCGGCATCAGCGCAGAGAGCGTGATCGCGACTGCGAGCCCAATGGCGAGCAGCTTGGAATGGAAATTCCGCATGGCTAGGGTCTCCAAAAAAAGAGGGCCCCGTCAGGGGCCCGAGTTGGGGATGGCGAAGAACGTGGACTCGACAGGGAACTCGATCAGGCGGCGGGCGCAGGGGCCGGGGCGGGAGCGGTGTCCGCAGTGACGGTGGCCTGCAGCGCAGCGACCTGGGCGTTGATCTTCTGCACCTCGGCCTCGACGTCCGCGGCAGCGACGACGTCGGCGGCCGCGAGCTTCGCGAACATCGTGTTCATGAGGGCGACGGCAGCGGTCGCGACGGTGACGAGCGCGGCATCGGCCGCCTGAAGATCCTGAAGTGCGGTGGTCATGGCATCGATTCTCCGGATGAGTTGAAGCAACAGGTTTCGGTTACCGAACATGGTTCGTATCCAGTTCCACAATCGGGCGGGCCCAGCAGCGGCAATTCCAGATCGTCCCAGGGTGCTCGTGGTGCGTGCCATCGCTTTCCTCGACGGCAGGCGGGTCATCCCACCGGCACACGACGCCCTGCATGGCGCGATGCCCCGGGCGCACCGTGCCGTCACGCGATGTCTCCCAGACGTAGCTCGTGCTGCCCGCAGCCTCGGCGCGCACCTGCGTCAGGACCGACGCCGTGCGCGCGACCTCGGTGCGGGCGATGAGCATCGCGCGGCTCTCGGCGACCTCGCCGGAGCGCTGGATCTCCTCGACGAAGGCCTTCGCACGGGTCGAGTCCTCGAGGCCCTGCAGCGTGAGCTTGTGCACGCGCTCGCCGGCCTCGATCGGGATCGACTTGATGAGCCCGACCTGCTCGGCGAGGAGCTCGCGCATCCGCTCGCCGACCGGTGCCTCGGCGATGTCCCGGTGCAGCTGCAGCGAGATCTCGGTACCGAGCGCGCGCCACTTCTCGCGATCGCGCTGGTCGACCTCCATCAGCATCCGCGCGACCGTGCGCTCCGCCCAGGGCGTGAGCGCCTCGGCGTAGCGCTCGAGCAGCGTCTGCAGCGTGGGGACCGCCGAGATCTCGC